TTTCTGGTAATAATGCCAATATGGACTATGCCGCCGCTTACGGTGCGAGTGATGATGATGGCGTTGGGTATGATGGTGCAGTCGTTGGTGACCCTGAACTCAACTGCCACGTCGGTGTAAACGTGTTTGGTAAGCGTAGTAAGTACGTCTTCAAATACGTTGTGGATATGGACTTCAGTTCAATGTATCCGTGGTCGATTATCTCCTTTAACATTTCTGCACATACGATGATTGGTAAACTCTTCATCGATAAGGAATATTATAAAGGTGAAATCGAAGAAGGTGACGCTGATAACCCAGACCTTAAGTTTGAACCGGGTAAGCAGTTCGTAGAGGACTTGCTCGCTCAGGATTACATTAAGATGGGTCAGGCATGGTTTAACCTGCCAAGCGTTACAGAGATGCTTGAAGAACTCGAAGAAAAGAAACCGAAGAGGGTTAGATTATCCATCGGTAAGGAAGGTAACTACATTACCGAACCTGTTAAAATCACCTGTAAGTATTGAGGAGGCATATAATTGGCTACCATAGATAAAGAACTCAGAGCTAGACGTTCACGAATGAAGAATCTTCATGAGTTGAACCAGTTAGTCAAAGGAATATACCGTGCATACGGTATTAGACCAGATGGTAAAATCAACGGCATACCAGTGCTTGAAACCGGTAAGGTAAAATTACCGAAGAATAAATTCCGTCATGGGTACTTCGTAAGCAAAACCATTTGCCAAGAAATGCCTGAATTGGAATGGGCATGGTTAGATGCCGCACAGGTCTTCAAGGCATTCAAGGAAGATAAGCCTGAGGACATCACCATCGTTGATAGATATATCTATCTCATTGGTGAAAAAGATAAATACAAAATTGGTTTCGTTATGAACGATAACCAGCGCACACAGTTAAATGAACTGGTGGATGGATTGGATAAAGATTTCTCCGAGGCAGAAGCAAAGCATGATAGTGAACTTACTTTCAGTCACGAGATGGTAGAAGCTCTCATTAACTATGAGAAAGTCTATCCGATGTTTGACGAGAAGAAGTCCAATATGATGTATCTGACTATCTCGGAGTTCCCGTTCATTAAGAAGTTCAAACAGTGCAAAGCTATTATGATAAACGGTGGGAGGTTCTTTGATGTCATCTTTAGAACCTATCATCTTCCTAAAGGTGCAACTTCTTTAGAGGAAGCCGACATGTGGTTTGCTCAGAAGGTTAAGTTCATCAAAGTATATAATGATGACGAATGATTTTGGGGTACGTGCTCTTCGGAGCACGTACTCCTTTATTCCGCCGACATCTATGTAAGAATATTTAGACAGGAGGACATAGATGTGGCTGAAAACAATAAATCCACGAGTCCTGTAATAAACGCGAAAGAGTTGTCGGATATCAATTCTAAATTCCACGAATACTTTGATGACGTGTCTTTGGGCACAATCGGTCAGAATCCGCGGAACGCAAGAGATATCGACCGAATGGCTAAAGACCTAGACAAAGTGCTCAGTGATGAGTATTCCTCTATGTCTGCCTATTCCGGTAAAGACTTCTCTCAGTTTATAAACCAGGCACTTCAAGAACCTGGAGGTAATAGCACCACGCTCGATAAAGTTATCGACAACGATGCCAACTCCTTCAATACGTTCTTCTATGAGAGATACAAGAATATCAACAACAAGTACGAAGACCTTCGCATGATAACGGAAAATCTTTGCGAAATGTCTACGGCTGTAACCACTCTGCGTGATAACATCACTGCATCAGATGGTGTGATGTCTGGTATCTCTAAAACAATCGATATCAAGGGTTGCTCCGAAGATGTGGAGAAACGTCTCCGTGACATCATCGAAGAGATTGAAGATAAATACAATCTTGAATCTAAACTCCATGATACGATTATCCCCAACACGCTTACTTATGGTGACTTCTTGGTTATGAAGCAACCTTATTCTCGCATTTTCTCCAAATTCGCTTTAGATAAGAAGAGCGGTCGTCCGAGCTTCTTAACTGAGGCATTGGTGTATGATGCAAATGCTACCTCTAACAAGAAGGATACCACCGAGTATAATCGCGGCCTCAATGAGGACGCAAATGCGGTATTCGAAGCATTCGCACCTGAAGTCAACAAACTCAAAGGCGAAAACGCGTCTCTTAAGTCTAGCTGGACTAAGAAAGGTGTCGCAGACTTCCTCAATGAAGTATATAGCCATCTTGAAGTAATCAACGATGGTGATGCTCCTCTGATGGAAGATGCTGACATCGCTTCCCTTAGTGACCCCAATCTGTTGAAGATGATCGCTAAGAAGAAGCGCGAGAAAGGCCCAGCTCCATATGACCCATCATCGATAGGTTCACCCAATGATGGTGTGTATATGGCAGACCTTAAGCAAGATAACGCCGTTCTTCCTGAGTACAGGGACGTTACAGGTGTATATATGAAGTTGCTGTCTCCACTCCGTACGGTTCCAGTGTATGTACTCGATGAATGCATCGGATACTACATTCTATACGAAACCTATGGAGAAATCAGAAACAACATGCTTCAGAATAACCAGTTGAACCGTACCAATTTGGTATTCCAACAGGTTAGAAACAAGGACTGTCAGCAGTCCATTGTGGACGTTATTGCTAACCGTATTATCAAGAAGATTGATAATAAGATGGTTAAGAATAACCCACAGTTCCGTGAGTTGATGGTAAACGCACTCATGTACGAAGACCTTTATCGTAAGGACTTCAAAGTGCAGTTTGTTTCCGCAGAATACATCACTCACTTCAAAGTAAACGAAGATATAGACACCCACCTTGGCACGTCCATGCTCAAACGTTCTTTATTCTACGCAAAGCTGTACATGACCTACTTGATGTTCTTGGTCATCTCCACTGTTACTAGAACCAACGATACTCGTGTGTTCTACATCAAACAGTCTGGTATCGACCGAAATGTGCAGAAGCAGGTTCAGAAAGCAGCGCGAGACTATAAGGACAACCAGATATCCTACAACGACATTGCATCTGTTAATACTCTTATGAGTAAAGCAGGTAAAGCAAAAGACTTGTTCGTTGCTACGGGTAGCTCTGGCGAACGTCCAGTTGACATCGATATCATTTCGGGTCAGGACGTTAATATTAACAACGACTTCGTTGAATTCCTCAGAAAAAACGCCATCAATGGTACAGATGTACCTTCGGTTATCTTGGAATACAACGATAGCGCCGACTTTGCCCGTTCTATTGAAATGGGTAACATTAAGTACGCGAACAAGATTTGCTCCACTCAGAAGGAGTTGAATGGCCCGTGTACTGAACTGTATCGTTCAATGATTCGTTTCGAACATCCGGAGATTTCCGAAGAGGATATCGATAGAGTCTACTTCAGATTCAACAGACCGAAATCCCTCTCCGTACAGAACGATGCTGATATGTATAACAATGCCGAACAGGCAGCAACCTTCTTGGTTAAAACCGTCATGGGTGATAACACTGAGAAGTATGATGATGCCGCTAAGGATAAACTCTTTAAGCACATCATCACCACTTGTGTACTGCCAGGTATGTATGATTGGGAAGGTCTCACTAAAGAGGCTGAAGATATCATCCGTAGCTACGGTGCAGAAAAGCAAGAAAGTAAACTCATCACTAAACCTGATGAAGTATAAGAATATGGGTATGCGTTTAGCATACCCATATTTACCGCAAAAAAAGCGCAATATAGAGCTACCCCGAAGGGTAGCTCTATTATTAAACCACGAATCTCTATTAGACCGTGGGGCTGTCTGCCGAAGACCAACCAGCATTGATTTTCTGGCTGTAATCTTCCATCTGATCGACCTGCTCGGCCGAATAGCCAGAGTGGAAGTTCAGGTAGTCGCGCAGAATCTTGTATTTCTTCAGGAGAGCCGCTGCCACTTCATTGATCTGCGGGGACTCATAACGAGTTGCAGTGAAGGGAACGTCAATCTGAACAGCCGGGTGCGTGCCCGGTTCGAAGTTGAAGTGATCCTTCTTGACTTCGGTCGGCATCATGTTTGCAAACAGGCAAGCATACTCAATGCCATCCTCGCGGCCCGTCGGGTCGGTTGCAACATAGAACATTTCCATCGTATGGTTGGACGCTTTGAAAGCGCACGTGCTGGAAATGTAGCCGTGGTAGTGGGACAGGCCGGTCAGCGGGTCGCTGATACCGGTCATCCACGTATCGATGAACTCTCTGATCGGAGAACCAGAGAACTCGTATACTTTGATAGTAACGGAATCCGTCTCATCCTTGACAACGCCAGGGATTTTGAAACGGTTACCAGCGTAACCACCAGTTACTTCTTCCGTCTCCATGGTCGTGTTCTGGATACCATCGATGCCTACAAAGCCCATCTCCAGGAGATGTTTGAAGCGTTTGCAAGCAGCGCTATCCATAACTTCCATGAATTTCGGGAGCTTCGTGATGAAGATTCGCACGAAGTTTGTGCGTAACGGGTCAAGCTGGTCAATGTTTTTGCCCGTAACATCAAGGCCACCCATGAACAAGGAATAGTCCTTAAAGTCCTTGGTATTGCGTTTGATGTTGGCCTGGATAGATTTCAGAGCCATAAACTATTTACCTACCTTTCCCTTGATTTATGCACGCGGATTGATATCAATTTCAATAACCGTACGCTTAACGATGGTATTGAAAGTGATAGCGCAAGAGCAGTGCAGAATGCTGCGCAGTTCCTCGTACTTGGACATCGAGAATTTGATTTCGATGCTGCGCAGGTACGTGCCCTTCCAGCTAGAGAAGAGCTCGTTAGCGTCACTCGTGTAACGCTTACGGTCGGATGCCTCAGCAAGGTGGTAACGCTTGGAAGCAGCCAGTGCCTCAAGTTTACCCTTAACAGCGAGCATTACATGGACGTTGTTCTCCTCGGAGAGGTCAGACAGAACTTTCTGGGAAGTCTGCTGCGTGCCACGAACGAACAGATTCTCACCGGTGCATTCAACGTAGTTCCAACGAGCCTTGTAGAAGGTCTCCTTGATTTCTTCATCGTCGGCATCGATTTCCGGACGGATGGAGTTCTTGACGTAACCGGAGAGCGTCGCATAGTCCTCGGCGGCCATGGCAGTGTACATGCCATGCTGCTTCCAATGCAGAGGAATCTTGTATGCCAGCCACATCGTCATGGTGACGGGGATGGTCTTGTTCGTAACAGGGTCCTTCGTCTTGAACATACCAGCGTTCTTGGATACCATGTAGGTATCAACATCAGCCAGGCGCGTGAAGAACTCGATGCAGTCGTTGACCGTGGTCAGGAGACCGCTGTCGAGATAGCAGAGAGAATCCATACGCTGCTGAGCAAGAGCGACGAGCTGTTTCTTAACGTTCAAGGAGAAGTTAGCGTCGAGGATGACGTTAGCCGGAGCACGGCGCTTGGAGAGAATCTTGGCATCGTATGCGCCAGAATATGCATTCTGGTACAGCTTATCCATAGTTTCCTCACGAACAGCGTCAGTAACACCTTCAGCGAAGTCGCCATCGTCACCGTTTGCGAAGGGAACGCCTTCGGAGTGCATCAGAGCAACGGAGTTGATACCGTCAACAATCTCGATGTACGGATTGTTCTCTTCCGTATCACGGTCGTAACCGAAGATATCGAAAGTAGCAGCAGTCATGGTCGTCTCGGGGTCTACATTCTTCTTGTAGAAGTTGAAGATAGCCTCGTGATAGTCACCCATGAACTCAACAGCGAAGCGCTTGGAGCCGTCACCTTCATAGTCATTCACTACATCATTGATGTAGATGGTATTGCCCGTCTTCGGGTCAATAGCATCTTCCGTGAATGCAACACCAGGGAAAGTTTCCTTCTGCTTCGTACCGCTTTCAGTGCTGATAAGAGCAACGGTGTAGTTCTTGTAGGTGTTCGACTTATCGGAGCTTACATCGTGAGAGATGCGAGCGCGCAGATAACCACCGTAAGCACCACGGCCCAGAGCACGGAAACCGATGTACGGATATGCGATGTATCCATCAGCATCAGGGGTAAGGTTCTTCATGGTCTCCATGTAGGTGGAGAACATGTTAGCGTCGTTAAGGCCCTTCTGAGAGAACGGCTCAAACTTAACAGACAGCTTAGCATGGCCAACAACCTTGGTGGTTTTGCCACCCTGGCCGTCATCTACCTGTTCGGTCTCGGCAGGAATTGCCTTAATCTTAGCAACGTAGATAACGTTGGCATATGCTGCATTATCCGGCATAACGCGCATGCACCAAGCATGAGCATAACCGGAAGACAATGCCGTGTACGGGAGATAAGCGGACTGGCCGAAACGTTTGAAGTTCGGGAAGCCGTACTCTTCCGTGAAGGCATAAAGGCTAGTTTTCTCTAAGAGTTTATTATCGATTCCCTTAGGAGATGCAAATACCTGAATCATTCGCACGCCGTCAGGATTTACATTTTCAGTATCTTCCACGACCGTGTTATCAAAGATAAACGTGGTCTCGGAAGGATGCTGCCATTTAGGAATCAACTGTCCTGTACTAGACATATGTATTACCTCCTGGTTATAATTTTAAGTATTTGTTGGTAAAAGCTCGTGTCAGCTTAACAATGTTAAGCTCTCAATATTTGATAATTTCCTCAATAGGGGACTCGGACTGTTTACGTCCGCTTCTATTGATATTGATACCATTCGTAATCATGGTGTCGATGTCCTCGAATGCCAAACCAGCAAACGTGGAACTGTACTTGGTAAGAGTACGGGCATTTGCAGGAATGTAATCGAACTGAGACATTTTGGGGTTCTTACCAATGTGGAGTGCAAAACGGTCAGCAGGAGATTTCTTATAGCGGTAGATTTCCGCCACAATCATCTCGCGGTTAGCCGCAGGCACATCTGGCATTTTTACGCCATTCATGACCATGTTTTTGGTCCAGATATCGAAGATTTTGTTATACGGAATGGTTCTAGGAATCTTTCCGCTTTCGAGAACCTTCAGGAACGCCTCGGCATTCTTAGAAGACTTGATGATATTGGAGTCGGTGAAATCATCACCGTTGTAGAACCGATAGATGCGATATCTCTCAGGTTCCTGACCGCTAATCAAAGACAATTCCTTCTCGTAGTAAGAGGTAGGATAAATCTTGATGTTTGTAGGGATATTAACGGTCTCCAAACCACCAATAGGCTTCTTGCCTTCAGCATCACTGAAGAATCTTGCATTGAAGAGACCAAGCACTTCGGTATACTCACCACCGTATTCTGCGGCGATGTTCATATCGAAATACGAGATAGGTACATATGCTTCCATATAAGTACCAGTGAACTTGATTCTATCTCCATCTGCTTTGAAAAACTTACTGGGCAAGTTTTAGCCCTCCTTTCTTCAGGGTTTTATTTTGCGAAAAAGGCGCAAAATAGGTAATGCCATATTTCTGGCATTACCTTTTTGTTTTAGTGGTTAATAACGAGCTCCATCAATTCGATGTAGTGTTTCTCGAATTCGGCCGTAGTGGCAGGACGCTGAACCGGTTCGCGGAGCATGAAGCCCATCTGAGTGATGATTTCACCCAGTACGATCATCTCGCGGTTGCCGAACTTCTCATAGTTGGAACGGATATACCGGAAGAGGATGAACATGAACAGGTTCGTGTATTCCTTGTAGCGACCATCGAGTACACGCTCCTCGAACTTGTCGAGGTTCTGGAACTGCATATGGTAGTTGTACTTGCTGAACTTGGTTGCAAGAATCTTACCAGCGCGCTGTGCAACAGGGAAGAAGTTGCTACGGTAACCATACTTCAAGGAAGATGCGTCACCTTTCTTAGCAATCAGAGTCTTCACCTCAGCAATCAGCTTGGTGAGACGGATACCATCATCCATAGCGTCGATGATACCATTGACCTTAACACGCGCCTTCTCAGGAACGTTCGGGTCAGCAGCGAGGTCCGTCAGCTTTCTGCGATACAGCTCACCGATGGATTTGAAACGGTTTGCGGAATCCTCAATGCCGACCAGTTTGTCGAGCTCCAGAGACAGAGACTCGATTTCAGCCATAGCCTTGGCCTCGTATTCCTCAAACTTAACAGTTTCATCATGGGTCTTGCGCAGATACACAAGATAGTCGCGATGCATCTCACGATACATCTTATCTTTCGTATCCGGCTCAACAGAGAAGTGAACTTCGCCACCGTCGTCCATCACATAGAAGCGATGAACCTTCTCCCAATCCTCGTCTTTCGTCATATCAAGCTTGCCGATAGCCTCAATGTCTGCATTGAGTACGCGAGCCTGAACGACGCTCATACGGGAGTCGGGACACATAGCAGTCAGCTTATGCTGAGCATGGTCACGAGCCGCACGCATACCAGCAAGCTCGTTCTGCATAGCAATGATATTACGGGTAACAACGAACTCAGGGTCGAGGTTAACCTTCTCATATACATAGCGCTCTTCTTCAGGCATAGCGGCCAGCTTCTCTTTCAGCTTTTCATTCGCTTCAGCTTTCTTGAGAGCGTCAGCCACGCTCTGCGGCTGTTCCTCAACAGCTTCCTGCTTTGCTTCAGCCTGAAGGTCAGTTACTTTTTCTTCACTCATTTTATTTTCTCCTTTATAATTTGATTTTTGTATTCATAGTAATGAGACGTTTTGCCTCAAACCTATCAATTATAGTGTCGGTCAGTTTTTCTTCCAATCGAGCTTTCGTCGTGAGAAGCATTACTCTGACCTTATCACCTTTAGGGCCACGGAGAACAATCTGTCTGCCGCTATCAGTACCGTTCACAATGATGTGGGTACAAGCGGCTGGACACCAATAGCTGTATCCACTATCCATAAGCAAGTCGCGGATAGTAGTGTACGCATCCATAGCCTCTTTTTCATCATACTTATCGATTGTTAACTGCGAATCATCTTCATCACACACGGTGATGTGAAACATTTTGCGAGTATCCGGTTGCACGTTGAACAACTCCTCGAATAGATATTTGGTCATAGCGACTACTTTGCCGCTCGCAAGTTTGATGATATATGAACCTCTAGGATAGGTCATTAAATCCAGATGGCCTTCTTCCTTGATAGTAAACATGTGTTCACCAATGTCAGGAATAGTTTTATCCTCGATTGCATCATATAACCAGTTAGGGATAAAGTCAAAGGGTTTCTTACCACCCTTGAATATCACCACTGGAGCTACAACGTCTTTTGGGTGAGCTATTACTGGAACCAATGGATTACTTACCTTCCTTCTTCTCTTTCTTTGCTTTTTTGCGATATGCTTTCTCAAAGCCATGAACAATCTTGGCGATGATGTCATCATAATCACAATCCTGGTAACCCCAGAGAGGAGCAAAGTAACGAGCCTGGAAGTCGCCACGAATGATACCCATAGCCATCAGCGAACCCATCAGTTCATTGTTATACAGGTCAAGGTCAACATATTCAATCATGTCTTCCATGGCGATGTCCAGAGATTTAACGTAGCGAAGGACTTCTTGTACATTGGTAATCAGCAGAGCGAATTGTGGATCATCAATCGCTTTACCAACAGCGACGGTAGTTACATCTTTCTTCTTGCGGAGGATGTCCAGCGTATCACAGATATCATCGCGATTGCGCAGGATATAGTTGAGCATCATGTTCTTGATGTTCTTCTTGCGCTTCGTGATGAAGAAGTCATACATTGCTTCACAGATGTCACCGATTTCTTCCACATCTTTCTCCATGATGGTATCGGTGTCGCATTCCAGACGGAATGCCTCATCAATCAGGCCGATTACTTCAGCATAGAACGAGATACGTTCGTTGTTGATAGCCTTGATTGCATCACTGGAGATATCTTCATCCTCATCGATGATATCTTTGATTTGCATATTGAAAGTCTCCACATAGTTGGTGGTGGAGACAAACGGATTTTCAAGCTGATTCTTAATGTTTTCCTCGAGCAGTTCGCGATGGATTCCCTTTACAGTCGGGATGATAATTGCTTCTGTCTCGAAATCTGCTCCATCATATACATTTGACATTTTCGTCAACCTCCTTAATTCAATTAATATCGTGTATTATTATACGTTGATTTCAATGCTTTATATGTGTATGCTGCGGTCTGTTGGTATCCTTCTAAATACTCAACACCATCTTTCCAATACTTGGTAGATTCATCACCCGCATAGTCACAGCATACGATAAACGTCATATACCGAGTAACGGTTGCAACGCCAAATTTCACTTTCGTCACGATTTTAGTTACGGGAATATTGTCAAGTCTAATGTTCTTAACAGGAATATGTATTCTTTCTTCTATAAGTTTCTTGATTCTCTCTGGCTCATTCAGAGTGAGAGTAGAAAGTGTCATTGGTTCTACACAATAGAGTTTGTCATCTTCCACGATGCTTCTTCCTATTACTTTATCACCATCAAAAATGATGACGTCTATCATCGGGCAATAATCAAAGCCTTCATAGTTGATAACCGATGCTGGGATAATGGTGTGACCAGTATGCACAAATTCAGTATGCATTCTACGCACCATATCAAACATCGATGCACCAAATAGTTGACCATATTGTACGTCTACGCGATTTTCAGTTACATCCATATTCTCTTTCATACCTCCTTGATGGAAATAAAAGTAAGAATAGTGCAACGCGCGTGGGGTTACACTATTCTTACATAATCAATCACGAATTCAAGTCGTCGAGCCAAGACATATCTACAGTTTCATGCATCATACCAGTGTCAACGTCGGTCTCGAGGTTGATATTTCTACCTGAACCATCTTGACCGTCGTTTATAAGGTGTCTGGCGGCACTGATATTGCGCAATCTATCAGAGAGTTCTCTGGCTTCAGCGTCATACTCTTCACCAGTCTGCATATCCATAGCGCTCTTGAAGAACGCCTGAACATCTTCTGGTAATTCATTGAAGTATTCCTGGCGGCTCTTTGGTTTGTCAGGTTCAGGAGCTTGCTGACCTCTAACGAAACCATATCTTGACAGATTAGAGCCATTGAATAACGTATACAGACCAATCAGGTAAGACATAATGGAGTCATCGTGTGCTCCCTTAGCTGCCTCTACTCGACCAAGAGGAGTTCTAACCAATGCCGTCAAATCACTAATGACGAATTTGGTAACGAAGTCACTCTTATAATTCTGTACACGGTCAAAGAGAATATTAATCATCATCGCACGAGTCTTACTATTGGTGTTGATACCATAGCAACGTGCGTTCTTGGCTTCAAGCATTGCAAAGCCTTTAGCATCCATCTTGGTAGTAGCATCTGGCACGAAATACTTATTGTTATCAAAGTACAGGTTCTGTGCAATGGATGACAGTTTAAGCATATCGATTACAGCCGTACCCATGGAGTTATTCTCGATTGTGACAATAGCTCTAGGAATAAGCTGGGTTACCAGAGATACCAAGAAAGATTTCAACTTAACAGTGTTCTGAATGTTGGAACGGAAATCTGCAACGGGTCGTACCGTATATGGGTCAATAATGGTCACTGCACAGTAGTCTCCTACCTTACCAGATGCAACGTCGACGCCCACGATGTATGGGATACTCTTATTGAGTTTCTCATAGATATACACAGGGTAAATCTCGTTTACATAGTATTCTTCGATAGGTTCTTTCTGTGATGCACAGATTTCTTCCAAGTCTTCGGCTTCGAACGGAGATGTGTTCGAACCACGGATACGCTTCAGAAGGATTTCTCGACGAATTTTAATCTTATCATTCGATACCTTCTTAGCAGTATTAACAAACCACTTCTCGTCTTTACCCAACTGGATATAGGAGAATTCAATATAGACTACATCGATAGCAGAGTTGGTACTAATAACCTCTTTAGCCTTCGTAATTTCCATATCGTAGAGAGACTCACTGAAACGCATAGTCTGCGCTCTGAAGTGCTCAGTTGTAGCAACTGGTTCAGAGTCCAAGTTACCAGGCGTTGTAGTGAATACTCGACAGTATGGTGCACCATTTTCTCGTGCATTTCGAGATGCCGTATTGAATGCAGGACCTGCCGCATCAATAATAGTAGAGATGTGCTTAGTAAACTCAACCTCGTCATAGAACTGAATTGCCTGGGTAAGACCTCGACCGCATCGGTCAGCAGCGTCAATGGTAGTACCACCAGTAGCAGTCATAATGTGGTTGTGGTTGTATGGGTTTTCAAGATATGTCTGACCATCACCTTTAGCACTTTTCTTTTCACCAGCTTCATTTATGACAACCTTAGATTGCATATAGAACGGTAAGAGTTCTCTCTGGTCTTTGAGAGATTTAAGGTTAGCCTTAGAACCGCCCGCATCCTTACACAAGAACATCATCTTCGTGTTTGAGGAGAAGATAAATGCCCAGAGGATATTTTCCAGAGTAGATTTTGTCTTACCAATCTGACGTGGGAGTACCAGATAATGGTCGATATTATTTACGAAGCACCAAGTTGCCGCAAGATTTCCTCGGTTCAACTGGTATGGCATACCAGCACCAGGGCCTATTGCACCACCCTCGACCGGGATACGTGCAATGTCTCGCATGAAGTACCAGATGTTTCGTTTAGACTCGATGACTATACGCTGAATGGTCTGCGCACTAATAGACGGGTCGTATGGATTTACATCGATCAGATTAGTATCATACAACTTGAGCATGAAACGATAGTTCTTAATGCCCAAGCTATACAAGTCTTTTGATGTACGAAGGAACGAGATGTTGCTCGTGTGTACATCTAAGATATATGAACTACGAGTCTGTTTCTCGATGAACTTTTCATACTTCTTACCGTTTATGATTACAGTACCAACGTACAAGTCACCATTGCTGAGAATGTTAGAATAGAACCGTTTCTCTTTTGCAGACATATTGACCGGTGCGGGTGCACCGGTCATGTTTTCTGCCTTTGCTACAGCAGACATAGGCTATTACCCCTCGTAACCCGTAGGATACTTGATAAAGATAGTGCTCGGCTCAGGACGACCACCACGACCAACATGTTTGTTGATGATGGCTTCACGGATATCATTGAGCTGAGACTCGAAATCCTTCAGGGTTTCTTTGCTCATACGAACTTTACGCGCCTTATTGCTATCAGAGCTGTTGAGGATTGCCAGGGAACCTTCGACAATGTCGAGGTAGTCATGGACATCATCCAGAACGTACAGCTTATCGTCGGCGCTACGAATCTTCTGAGCGGCTACACGAAGAACATCGATGTCACGCTGGGTAACTTTCTTCATGAAGCCAACGTTATCAAACAGGTCACTGAAGGATTCAGCAACAGCGACAACTTTGTCGATACGCTTCTGAACAGCATTATCGCGCATACGCTGACGGAACTCTATGGCCTTCGGGCTAATAACTCGACCAGTATAGGACTCTTTAATCGTCTGATGACCATCAAGGAGTTTCTCATCATCGAGGTCGCGAGCACCAAAGTCATGAAGAATATCAATCAAGATATTCTTGATGTAGTAGGACTGCTGAACCATGAGCAACTTCTTGAGAGTGCTTTTGAGCATACGAGTGGAATATTTCATATCGCTTACGCAAGCGAAAATCCAATCGCAGATACCCTGAATTTCAACACAGAGCTGATGACGGTCAACGTCAACCTTATCATTACCATCGAGGGCAATGAGCTTTCTAACAGCACCAAGATAGACCGAATTCAGTTCACTATCGGATACGATACAGCTACCCTCAGGCAAATCATTGTTGAACGGGAAATTCGTCCAAGTGCACGCCGTAAAGAACGGCAGAATGAAGAGTTTGCGGCAGATGTTACTGCGAGCAATCTTATTGTTAGCATAACTCTGGAGGTTAAAGTTCTTACGAACGATATAGTTTACCTCATTAACTACATCAAAGGTCATAAGGACGCTTTCGATGTTGTAAATGAGCAGAGCGGCAATCTCTTCAGGGTTCAGACCAGAAGACTGGCTAAAGAAAAGACGGCTATCCATATCCATATGGAGTTCGTCAATCTCTGCCCACAAGTCACGGATACGGTCGATGTTATTGCGGTCCTCATCAATGACGAGGTCTACAATCTTACGGCACAGACCCATCTCGGGGAAGATGTTAGCAACGAACAGTTTATTGGAATTCTCGTTATCAACGAGAGTCAGGTTGAACTTAACGCCAAACATACGGCTCAGTACACGTTTCATGGACTGGATATTCGCATTAAGCTCGGTATATTCAGTGCGATTCTTACGAATCTGCCGAACCGTGTCAGTCAAGTACAGGAAATCAGGGTGCTGACATACCGTACTATATGCACTGTCATGGTTATAGAGGCACGAAGCAGATAAATTTTTGATACCCATTTGGATACCTCCTATTACTTTAATTTGTCCCATTATATGAAAAAACGTAAATAAAGGACATACTCTATTACGAGTATGTCCTTTTATTCAAATCTGACCTACAGCCAGATTAGCAGATGCAATAGCCCTGAGCACGAACCTGCGGATTGTTACGCACTTCGTCGAAGTACATCTCGGACTGCAACGGCAGGTACTCGTAGTTGAGGTAACGCTGAGCAACCATTACGTTCGGGATGAGCGGAGTGTTCACGTTCCGGTAGTTGTTCTCGATGAAGAAGCTATAGTCGTACTTACGGTACGTGATGATTTCCTCAGTCAGAGGATAACCAATCAGACGGAAGCCCTTCTCGAACTTCTCTTTCATCGTGCTGATGACATGGATGCGTACACCAGCGATCGTCGTAACACCGAACTTGTAGTCCAGTTTCACGCCGCCGACCTTGGTCTGCTCATCGATGACCCAGTTGACGTCATCGAGGTAGGAGATCATCGTCGGGTTAGCTACCATTACTACCATCATGTTGGAGTTCTTCAGTTTCTGTACGAACTGAATGATGTACTTCTCGAGGTAGTAGCGGAGCTGAGTCGTACGCCACTGGCTCTGCGGGAGCATGTAACGTTCCGGTTTTGCCAGCTCGAACTTAATCGTGTCGGCGAGGTTGATGGTGTAACCCATCGGATTGCGGGAGCCCGTCGGGTCCTGCAAAGCGTTCTGGAAGGACTCTTCCAGGAACAGTTTCGTGTTGGTATCTTTCATCTGATAGCACGTATCGGACAGTTTGGATACCGTAGCAACCGTGACATCCTGATTGCTGAGCATCTTCTCGTCGCGGATCTTCTCTACCGTCAGACCCGTGTTGAGGCGTTCCTGCTCAGGAATAGGAATCTGCTCATTGTGGCGCTCACGGTCGAGTTCCGTACCAACATCGTTGTTTGCGGAGCTCAGGTGACCATCGAAGCGTACCTGCTTAATCGTGCCCTTGGAGCAAGCCAAGGAAACGAGGCCGGAGTAGAACTCGATCGTACCAGTCAGGATATCGACGTTGTCAGCCGTCTGGCCTTTTACAAGGCTCTTGTAGCGGATTTCGCCGGAAATCGTAGCAGTCTGGTAGTTCGGTTTGATGTTCAGGCCCGTAACGGTTACGATCTTCTTACCAGAAGCATCGAAAACACCATCAACAGCGTCAGCTTCCGTCGTAGCGCACGGAACTTCCATCGTTACTTCAGCGATGTGCAGGTCGTAACCAAGTACGTCCCGCGTAGCGAGGGAGCCGCCGGATTCCTGGAGCAGGTCCAGTTCATGGAACGGCAGTACGCCATTGTCCGGATAGAACTTCTGGCTGATGCGGCGACCAACAGTGCCTTCAAGAACATGCGTATACTCTTCCTCATTCTCCGGATAGAAGATATCAGGCAGGTAGTATTTCTTGCCGGCGCGGTCTTTCAAGAAGTCGCGTTCGTAGCCAATGTTGATGAGCATCTTGTCTGCCGTAACCGTCTGGATAGCATCCTTGTAGGCAGCTTTGATGTATGCCTTAACCATCAGCGGCATGGACAGCGCAACGATCGGCTGCAACTGACCAACCGTGCTGGCCTCGTAGAGCACTTCTTTCGTGTTGTCAACAAGCTGAGTGAGCTTCGGACCATGCAGAGCCATGTAACCGAGGTCAGCGTTTTCGCAGTTTTCGGAAATCATGGAGAAGGTGCTGTTGGTCTCATCCATAGTGGTGTCACCAACGATCTCACCAATCATTGCATTTTCATAGGATTCGAATGCGGCATCATCGCGCACAATCTTATCAAAGTCCTGGATAGCATCGAAATCGGTTGCTTCCCGAACCGTGTCAAAGGCACTTTTCAGACCATCCGTGAAGGAAGAATCTGCGCCCGGCTGGAAAAGGCCGACTGCACTTTTGCTTGCATAAGCGTCATTTAACATTTTTTTACACTTCCTTTTGAATTTTTATATAGTTGTTTTACGTTGTTCTCTTGAACTTTTCTTTTTTGTCAGTAATTCCAAGTTGATAGCACATAGTATGCTAAAACGCTTGAAATTCATGAGCGCTGTACGGTAATCGTCTTTATCGAACCGAAACAGCAGGTAATCGGACACCATAGACTTAAGTTGAGAAAAATTCATAACACATTGCGTGTCCACTTCCTTATCTATAAAGGAAGGACGCTTTACGTTAGTAATCTTCTCAATGCAATCATCTATGAATGTTTGAAGCTTTCCGATATCTTTTCGGATGTAGTATTTACGGAGCTCTGTGTTTTCCGTATCACCATCTTCACCAGTGGATGAGTCAGAGCTATCAGCGGAGCTATCACTGTCATCAGAACTATCTTCGCTGGAAGAGGAAGAGGAATCCTCATCGCCAGTTGTGTAATCAGTTCCTTGACTTTCGTCTCCGCCATCGTCGCCAGCATCTCCTGAGCCTTCATCTGCTCCGGAGTCATCTCCAGTTCCGTCTTCTGCGGAGTAGTCTTCTGCTCCACTGTCGGGGTCGGCTGAGTCACCGGAGTCGCCGGTGCTGGTGTCTGAGGAGTCGTCTCCTTCGGAGTCACCTTCCGCATCACCTTCTTCTCCGGAGCCGTCTCCGTCTCCGAGGTCGTCTGCGGTGTAGTCGGTACCTGAATCACTATCGGATTCGCCAGTTCCTCCTTCGAGATTATCGTCCGTCTGTCCATCGGGTTTTGCGTCCCCTGAACCATCGGAACCTTCGGTGTCATCTCCACCTTCGGATTTTTCGTCCCCATCATCATCTGTTCCCTCGTCACCATCTTCGGTATCACCTCCTTCCAAGGTGTCATCTTCAACGGTATAATCAGTACCAGAGGAATCATCTTCGGACGAATCATCGTCATCACCAACGTCGTCGGCGGTGTAGTCTTCTGCACCATCTTCTTCGTTAGTGTCCTTTTCATCTTCGTCTTTCTTTTGCTCTTTATCTTTATCATCATCTGCTTCGAGGACGATAGAGTTGAACAAATGACCGAATGTTCTATCCATCGGCTTTCTCACCTCCTACTCAGTTAATCGTTATCACGATTAAACTCGATACGAGCGGTGGTTCTGTCAAGCTTCTGACGGATACGCATGAGTTTGTACTTGTTTTCGTTATCACCTTTGGCTTCAGCGTCTTTGATTTTAGTCTCGACGATTTCGCGTTCATCCTTCAGGTCACGAACGATTTTGTTACGTTCCTTCTGGTCGATGCGCTTATCGTGAATGAGTTTACCAAGAACAGCAATAGCGGCAACAGCCGGGTGTACCAATACACCGACAGCACCGACAGCCAAACATTTGGTGATTACACGAACGAGTTTAACCCGTACAGTAGTACCGATGATTTCATCTCGCTTATCATTCTTCATAACATCTCTGATATCATCAATGGTGTTATTGATAATATTATCGAGAGGCTCGGTAATACGTTCGAGTTTCTTTACAGGGCCTTCGTCCGGAACAATAGACCGAGCGGCCTGTACAGTCTTACGAACACCTTTCTGAGCGGTGCTGGTAATACTTTCTGCTACCAGATTGACCTTAACGGAAGTATCAGACTCCCATACAGGTTCAATGCTGAACAGTTTATCTTTAGAAGCAATAACAGAGTTGATCTTTGCACATGCTTCAGTAACGCGCTTCTTGAATACTCGGTCAATCATGACACCAGTATTCTCCAAAGCCACCACCGTAGCACTATCGGACTCAAGCTCAACAAAAGCTTCACGAGTCGGCTGGCAAGAGAATTCTCTGTCAACACACTTCATCAGACCAGTGGACTCTTTGATTACCTTAGCGGCAGCAGAGTCAGCGGCCATAGTCATGGTTTCACGCATAGGCTTCTGGGGCTTCTTGATATCCGCCTCGGTAATCTTCGGTTCCTCTTTCGGCTTTTCATGCTTTTCAGGAACCGTATTGTTCTCAGCATCCTTCTTCGGAGGGTCACCGAGTCCTACCTTTTCAGCGGATTCAGCCATAACCTCTTTGAATGCTTCTACCAACTTGGCGTCATATTCAGCTTCGTTCGGGAAATCGGTTGCTTCAAGAGTAAGGAAACGACCAAGAGCCGTACCACTCATACGCAACTTAGTTTCCACGTCGACCTGAGAAGACTCCATAGCAGCTTTCAAAGCAGCATGAGCGTGCTTATTGAGGCGAGTCTTGGCAACGATAATGGCGTTCTCCAGAACCCTGATAGCTTTAGTATCATGGCCGAGAGCACGCTCTTCAACGATAGCATGTTTTACAACGCTAGTCTGTTTGTCCAACAGCTTCAACATGTTAGCGGCGTCTGCTTCCGTTACAACGGTTTTACCGTTGACCATATTATCAACAATGCGAACGCAAGATTCGAGAACTGACTTCTTTACGAAATCAGGGACGAATATAGCACCGCGCGTTGCGGTCTCGAGAGCAGCTTGAGGATGAGCGAAGAACTCATCGTCCTTAACAGTATTCAACTGTTTGACGAAATTCATGCTTTCCACAGTTACGCGATGGCGATGCTTGAGAGCTTCAGGTGTATTGTACCTGAAATCCAACTCGTCCTGTGTAATTGCACATTTGAACTTGTCGTTCATATGTAAATACCTCGCTTTCAATTTAGTATTTACTTCATTGTTTCACCGAGCGAATATTAGGGTAGCGTGGCAACAAGTTTTTAATACCTTATATAGAAAGGAAGACGATAATATGATGAGACGTATGGAACCAGTCGTTGCATGCGTTGTCATGGAGTCCGAAGGTCCTTGGGTAAAACCTGAGATTACTAAACGTGTAGACCGACCAAACTCGTTCTACGTGACGTTCAGGACTATTCTTCAGACTTTCAATAAATGGAACCGCAACGGTCGCAACTATGCGGCTGAAGCAATGGTGCCTGCATTGAATGCGCCACACCTGGTTGAACTTCGTAAGAAGAAAAGCTGGGTTGGTCAGAATGGACATCCGACTCAGACAACCCCTCAGGCTGTTATGAATATCGACCCGACGCTTATCTGCCACAAGATTGATAGCATCGATGTACAGGGTAACACTCTGTATGGTCAAATCACGACGCTTGACGACGACATGTGGGGTAAGCAGATGACCAAACATATCCTTCAGGGTATGGAGGTTGCTTTCTCACTCCGTGCACTTGCAAACATTATCAAGGTAGATAAACGTCGCGGTATGGTTAAGACCCCGCCGCACATCGTTACATATGACCGGGTTATCCTGCCTAGCCATATGGAAGCATATCAGGATATGTCTAGCGAAATCAAACTTCATACGTCTGGTGGTGAAGCACGTAATGTGGTTCAGGAATCCTTTGTACAGGAAATCCACGAGAACGAAGTTCGCAAGTTCCTCTTGGAATCTGCTGGCGCTTTCGTAGCTGAGGAATCTCAGCGTGTGAAGGATATCGTTAAGGTATTCGATGTATGCTATGAATCCGTAGGGTTCAGCAATGATGGTCGTTCTGTATTCATCAAGGATACGAACAGTGGTGACACTTACAACATCGCGCTGGAAGCCTACGTGGAAAATCAGATTTCTGATGTATTCCGTAATTTTCATTAAGGAGTGATGACATGCCTAGTTTTAGAGACAGAAATCATTTAATGAGACTTCTCAAGATGGACTTAGGCATTTACTCCATACCAATGCCGATTAGCGACGACGACCTCTATCAACTGGTCGTCGTTGATTCTGCATTGGAGGAATTCAATACCATCATGCCTTATACTAAAAAGATAATGATGGATATAGAGCGTGACGCTGTTGCAGATTACGAGAATCCCGTAGATTTAGACGCAGACAGTTCTCCTGTAAACAACTTGCTCAGAATTCCTAAATATTTCAAGACAGAAATAATTGGAGTGCAAGATGTCAAGCCTTATAACTCATTGAGTAACCTATCCATGAGCAGTTCTTTTGAGACTCTTGAGTCTTATCAGGATTTGGCTGAAGGACAGGAACTCGCCAACTTGTCATCTGCAATGATACCACCAAAGACTTTCGAGTTTGTGGCACCAGATATGCTTAGGCTGTATAACAACCATGTGTACAACTCTAAGATTCAGGTAGAGGTATCATATAAACATGCGGAAGACTTACATACTATCCCCGAAACACAAAGGGCCGAGTTCTATAAGCTCGTTCTCTTGACAGCGAAAGCTTTCCTATATGCTAACCTTTCTCATTACAATGAGATTGAAACAGCATATGGTAGAGTATCTCTGAAGATTGACCGTTGGGAAAGTGCTGCTGAACAGAGGGATGAACTCATAGAGAAGTGGAAGGAAACCCACCACCTCGACCAAACAAACATGTTTTGGATTTGATAGTTAGAAACAACATCATAAAATTACACAAGGGAGGAATTGCGATGTTCGCATTCAACAATGGCGGCGCTGAAGGCATGGAGATGGAAGATAGCTTCCTGTCCACGGTTGTAGCTGAAGCCGCTGTATTCGAAAATCTGTCGGCTGACGAAGCTCAGGCCGTATGTGAAGACTCTGCTCTTGTAGGTGAACTGGTAAAGAACGAAATTGTTACGGAGCGTACGATTGTACGTCTGGACAAGAAAGCTCGTCTGAGCCGCGCCACCCAGTCCGCAGTGTTTGCTATTGCTCGTAAACACAAGGACGTGAAGTTCAAGAAGCTGCTGACCCTCTGGCGTTTGGAGCGCCAGATTGAGGCATACCTCAACAAACGTTATGGCAATGAAGCTCGTCGTATGGCGAAGAAATCCCTGAACAGGAAGTCTCTGCCGTCCGGCAATGGTGCACATGCTAGTGCTGTCCGCAAGGCTATCAGCGTTGCGAAGAGCCAGCTCAACGCACACCGTTAAAAACGGTAATGTAGCTCATACTGATTTGGTTTCAGTATGAGCTATTTTCACGCTTTCTTCTAATAGTGTTAAAATCACTATTAGTGGATATATATTATTACCGTGTATAGCATATTTATATAATGCTATACTCAAAATTTAATAGAAGGGTTTAATCAGCCCGAACTACACAGGAGGTAGAAAAAATGGATTATCGTTTCAAAATCGCGGGTATCCCGACGGTACTCGATATGAGCCACAAGGCTAGACGTTCCATTTATAACAACAACCTCAATGCTGACCTGGTCAGACATACGGTTGTTGATGCCAATAGGTGGCTGGCGTTACAAACGCCGGGTTCAGTCGTCGCGATTAGCGACAGCATGCTCGGTTATACCGTAGTATGTGGCATCGCTAATTTCGATACCAGCGTTGAGTCTCCGGAGCTCAACGTGACAATAATCACGGTAATTCCGGAAACCGGTGCGGCCCTTTACTTGAAACCCAATGTAAAGGCGTTGTATGATGTCAATAAGGAGGAGATTGGATGACAACGTTGTTTCCCATGAAAAATCACATGAAACAGGTGGCGATTGACGAGGCTGTACGCTTCGACATTCACCGTTACAACTACACCGAAGAGGAGATTGTCAAAGCCATCGATGCGATGGACTTTGACAATGTAGAGGGTGAGCGCTTCATGCGTCTCCCTAGAGCCAAGGTTCTGTTATCGTTCCATGGTAATGTGATAACAGTCATGTTATTGGCAGATACGGTGCAGGAGTTAGGCACTGGTAAGTCAATCGCTGAGCTCGCAGAAAAGCTTGGTTATTGACATGAAGATAGAGGTACTTCGGTACCTCTATTTTTTTCTTTTTATTATTTTATATAGATTAAACATATCAATAGACAAGGAAGAAGAAGGTAGAATAGTAGGAGGGGTAGAATGAGAGAACCTTCAGCTATTGAGTTAGGATTCTGCTTAGGATTTGTCACAGGTGTTGCTATGTGTACCATACTTATGGCACTAACATTGTTTTAATTTGCCTGCTCTGTTTTATGATTTTCATATATAGGATAGATGGAATTTCTATGTTCTATCTATCCACTTAACGCTTTTTATAATTATTATAAATATAATAATGGAAGAATTAAAAATTTTAGGTATATAAACATATCAATAGACAGGGAAGAAGGAGGTAGAATGGAAGAGGGATTAGTAGTTAACCCCTAAGAATTCTTATACCCTCAAAGTTCGTTACTTCCACTCCACAAGCCTGTTTGCTTCAATACATTTCATTTTTCATTAGAGAGTCTTCGGACTCTCTTTTCTCCTGTCTTTTATAAGGTTTGAATAATCTTAATAATTTTATACAGATTATTGGACACATTTGTATAGAAGGTTGGATGGATTACATAGATTCATCCTTCCCACTGTATCCTGTTTATGGGTGACCTCCATAACTATGCACAAGAGAGATATGATAGTACGTTACTAAATGTACTATCATATCTCCCGTCTTTTTATGTTTATATATTATCTTCGAGTTGATTTGGATATCAACTCGAGATTTATTTATTCAAAATTTTTAAGGAGGCTAATAAACATGCTTAAGGAAAGTAATTTATCGAAACTCGCAAGACTCCAGAACACGTTAGACTTGAAGTTCCGTACTTCAGAGTATCGTCTGAAAACCTACCTGATGACGCGGTTAGGTGAAAGCGTTCTACACTAAGTCCTTCAACAACTTCGCTCGTCCCATTGTACGCGATGATGGTAACATCATCTGTGGGGTGAAGGACCTCATTACGCTCTTCATCAACATGGATGAAGATAAAACTCATTGTCCCTTGGATACGTTCACTGAGGAGCTCGCAAGAAAGTGGTTGAGCAAATGGCTCGAAGACAACAAGCCGGGATATACGTACGAGCATTCTAACATCGATAGAGGTTATCTGGCCATTGCAATCAATGTGCCCAAGAAGTTCGAACATCGTTCCGATTACATCTTCAATAGTGAAAGTGACCCTATCATGGCTATCACAATCGATACTATCAGTTCCAAAATTGCGGAATACATTTCCGATGAGGATACCGATAACTTCTCGTTCGATACCAAAATCGAATTCGCTGCTCTTAAAGACAATAAAGAACTCATGGATGCTATCTCTGATGGTATTCCTGGTGGTATCAGCGGGCTTATCTCGAACGAGATTAATTCTGTTATCGATGGTTATGCAATTATCGTTGCACATCGTCTTACTGACACACACCTCATTATTGACGTGTATGGACGCAGGACTAACCAAACCGACTATGTTCCGAAGTTCACAGCTAAGGAAATGGTTCGTGGTATTGGCGATCCGCAAATGGCGATGGGTGAACCAAAGGTTGATGACCATGAAAATGAGGAACCTGCCGAACCTGTGAAGCAAGAAGTTCTTTCGTTGATTGGTGAGGAGGAAGAAGAAAAACCCTTCGATAAAACCATCGAGGATGTTTGTCGTGAATGCCATGTGAGTAAAGATGCCGTGAAGAAACATATGATGACTCATCGTGTAAGTCTCGAAACGGCATACAAATATTACTCCTCAACCACGTATGCTAAACGTGGCACTGGTACTTCCGTTAAGGTGAATGGTAAGTTCTTTGCTACTATCGGTGAAGCATGCGATAGGACTGGCATTCCGTACTATAAGGTGAAGAAGGTTCATGATGAAACTGGACTCCCTTACGATGAATGCTTCGAGAAACTCATCGATGCTGAAAACAATGTTACCGAAGAGGAACTTGAATACAGCACTGGCGGTCCTGCCATTCCTGTAACGCTCTCTGACGGTACCAAATTCGCAAGTAAGACTGAGATGATTAAGTCTCTTGATGTCTCCTACCCTACGTTCCTGAAGTGGCAGAGGAAAGAGGGGTGGACTGACGAAGAGGCTTACAACGCATTCAAGGATGGTGTCGTCGATGGGTTGCGCACACCTCCGGGAAGCAACCGTAAAAAAGGAAGTTGTTCTCAGCGATGGTCGTGTATTCGACTCTGTTACCTCAATGCTCAAGTCCGGCAACTTCACTCCCGCACAGCTCTATGAAGTGATGGCGCAGTTCAACGTTGGACATGCTGAGGCATTCGAGTATCTCGAGTCCGAATCCAAAAACTAAGTTTGTCGTGTGGAGCACTTCGGTGCTCCACTTATTATATCTATCAAAATATTTGGAGGAATGAAGAAATGGATAAAATGACTATTGAAGAAATGAATGTAGCAATCAGAAACACGATCGATGATTCTGCAACGTTCAACATGATTGTCAATAACGTGCGGAGATCAATTTACGATTCGATCAATAACGGATGGTATTCATTTATAACGCCTTCCAAAAACGAGCACGTGAATAATATCGAAGTTAGCATTATTGTTACAAAAGATTGGGATGAAGAGAGTGTAATTGCCGCCATTCGGAAAGCCGTCCTTAGCCTCGGTTATGTTACCAATGTGGCATACAAGAACACTATTCAAAAAAGACCGCTTATTGCTACCAAAAAGAAATTTAGGGTTGGGACGGTGTACACGGTTGCGTTCAGCTCTGGTAAATATAGACCAGTTATTAAACTCCCAGCGAATGCGAGCGAAATCCTCTATGGATTGACAACAGAAGCCATCTGTAATAACATCACCAAATTATTGTATAATGATTTCTGTGTACGTGATAACGGTAGTGCGTTTCAGAATGATAAAAGTACGTACCGTAAAGGGGGTTATGTAACCCTTAACTTTAACGATAGGAAGCCGGTTATTATCGTCGACCGCACACTCGGGGATATTAAACAGTATATCACCAAACATATGCTTCCTGCCGATAGTAAATTCTCTGTTGATGTTGATGGGTGTTTAATCAGAGACAGATACTATTACGACATCAAAATCAAACATGAATAATGACTGAAAAAGAGCGGGTGCCCATAACACCCGCTTTATTTTTCCAATATAGGAGGAACCGAAATGACTGAAGAAACTAAAGCAAAGAATAAAACGATTTATGATGCATTGAAGAAAGGCACCCAGCAGAATAGAATTCGTAAGATGCTGAAACACGCGA